TGACAAATTTCAGATTACCCTGGGGGCGGTTGAAACGGGTTCCTATCGTTATGAGGTTTACGATACCTCTTCCACGGTTAGCGCAGCCGTTGCGGTGGTTGAAACGGGCTTGGCGTATGTACAGGTAATCTCGCTAACCTTTAACACCTTCGCCAATACCATCCAATACAATGTTTACGGCGCAAGCGCTGTCAGCATCTTTGATTCCACCTTTGACCAAACATTTCAATGAGCGTACAAACCCGAAGCCAGTTGACGGCATCTGCCGCAACCATCACCAACGAAACGACCGCCGCAGCCAATACCGCCGCCCGTGTTGGTGGCCTCTTTGACGACCTTGCCGATACCGCCACATTGGACCGAGAACGGGGCGTTGCAAGCCTACACATAACTTCGGCGGTGTCTTTTACCCCGACCCTCAACACGGCGGTTAAAATCACATCAACAATGACCGCTGGCATTGTCAGCACTTACAACTTTACGCAGAATGCGTCAAGCATCACATATACGGGGGCAATTTCAGCAGCCGTCAGGGTTGCCGCTCAAGTCGTTTTTTCGGGTCAAAACAACCAAGAATACATCGTTTACATCGCCAAGAACGGCAGCATTATCAGCCAATCCGCATTCAACCAAACAACGCAGGGATCGCACTCGCACGGATATATTTCCGAAGCATACCTAAACGCCGCAACCAGCGACGAGTTCACGGTGTATCTCAACGCCGTAGGTAGTGCCGCAGCCATCAGCATCAAGTCCCTCACCTTCACCGTCCACACGCTATGAGCAGTATAAAGCAATCGTTCACCCAATGGCTTGGGATTGAGCATAAAGTCCCCGTGATGCTTGAAAACAAAGCGGGAAAATACATCACCTACGGGGCGTTCAACGAATACCCATACTATTTGCTGGACAACTACCGAAGGAGCAGCAAGCACAACGCTATTGTGAACGGCAAGGTCAACTACATCGTGGGCGGTGGATGGCAACCAGGCGAAAAGATGACGGTGGAGCAACAAGCCCGCTACGCCAAGTTTTTTGACGGCTTATCCGAGCATGATGACCTAAACGACATCACCGAAAAACTCGTCCTTGACTTGGAAATCTTCAATGGGTTTGCGGTTGCCATCACTTGGAACAAAATGGGAACCATTGCGAAGATGGAACACATCCCCTTTGAAAAAATCCGAGTGGACAAGGACGAGCGGATGTTTCAGGTCGCCGATTGGTACAACGACGACATGGTCCAACTATATCCCAAAATTGGCGATGTAGAGAAAATCCCCGCCTTTGATGCTGACAACCGCATCGGCAAGCAACTGTTCTACTATCGGGTGTATGCCGCAGGCGTGAAGTCCTATCCGCTCCCCGAATACATGGGAGGGCTTGCATATATCGAAGCGGACTGTCAAATAGCCAACTTCCACAACAATAACCTCCGCAATAACTTTTGGGGCGGGTATTTAATCAACTTCAACAACGGCATCCCGACACCCGAAGAGCAGGGCGATATTGAGCGTCAAATCAAGCGCAAGTTCAGCGGGACCGATAACGCAGGTCGCTTTGTGGTGACCTTCAATGACGATGTGTCCAAGGCTCCCACCTTGGAACCGCTGACTCCATCGGATATGGACAAGCAGTTTGAAATTTTGAACAAGACCGTGCAGCAGGAAATCTTTATCTCGCACCGTGTCGTGAACCCAATGCTATTCGGCGTTAAGACCGAAGGCCAACTGGGAGGCAGGCAGGAACTGGTGGAGGCGTACGAGTTATTTAAGGCTACCTATGTGAACGACCGAGTTCGCAAGGTGGAGCGGATGATTAACTACTTGGGTAGTTTCAACGGCGTGGAGGGTATGGAACTTATCCCCGTAGAACCCATCACCGAGCGACTATCCGAAGCAGCCCTGCTGCAAATAATGACCCCGGAGGAATTACGGGAAAAAGCCGGCTTGCCGGCATTGGAAAAGCAACCCGCCGATGTGGTTGGACCCAATCCCCAGCCCGACGAGCAACCGCAAACACCTGCACAACTAAGCAACGACAACATCAAGAAACTATCGGGCAGGGAGTACCAGAACTTGATGCGTATCGTCCGCCATTATGCCCAAGAGAAAATCACCTTGGAGATGGCCCGCACGATGTTGTCCGCTGGATTCGGGTTGACCCCTGAAGAAGTGAACACCCTGCTCGGAGTTCAGGAGCAAGCGTTTTCCGAGCCTACATGGGGCGAAGAAGACACCGAGGACTACGGATGGGGGGAAGAGGAATTTAAGGTCTTGGAGGTGGTCGCAAGCAAGTTTGGAAGCAATGCCGACGACTATGTTGTCATGCACAGCAAGCCTATGCGCTTTGATGCCGATTTAGACGACCAAGTGCGTCAAGCCTTCGCTGAACTTGGGGAGGAGGAGAAGGAACTGGACGAGAAAATCGAAAGGTACCGCAAGAAGAACCGTGACGCAAGCGTGGAAGAAATGGCCAAGGAGTTCGGGGTGAGCAAAGCCAAGGTCGCCAAGCGGGTGGCTTACCTAATCACAAAAGACCGCTACCCCATCGCCCGTGCCGTGGACCAAATTGCAGAGCAGAACCTGCCCAAGAACATCAAGGAGGTCGCAGAACCTGTACTGGAGGTCCGCTACAAATACGCATGGGCGGCAGGATTCAGCAACAAAGACAAACGGACCAGCCGTGAGTTCTGCAAGGTCATGCTGGACTTGGCCGACCAAGGGAAGGTCTATACACGGGAGGACATCAACGGCATTAGCAACATCATGGGCTACTCCGTATGGAATCGCCGAGGTGGATGGTACCATACCGCCAGCGGAGTGAATCGCCCCCAATGCCGCCATGTATGGGAGCAGCAAATCGTCATCCGCAAAGGCAATAAAATCACAAAGGCATGAAGGCACTCTTTATCAGCGAACAAACCCTGCTGGACAATAGCGTCATAAACGAGAATGTATCGTTCACGCAGATACGGCCTACGATCGTCAAGGTGCAGGAGATGCGGATCCAACCAATAGTCGGATCGGCCTTGTACTCGGAAATGGTGACGCAGGTGGTCAGCGGCACGACTTCTGCACTCAACACCACCCTACTGGAGGACTACATCCAACCCGCCATGGTGCAATGGCTCTACTACGAGTTGCCCATGGTGCTTGCCTTCAAATACATGAACAAGGGAATGGTCCGCAGAACCAGCGAGGAATCTTCCCAAATGTCCATGGACGAAATCACCCGCTTGACGGACAAAGTGAAGAACGATGCCGAGTGGTACTCCGAGCGCATCACCCGCTACCTCATGGAGAACCGCACCGACTACCCCTTGTTCAACTCACCGCCATCGGCTCTTGATACTATTTATCCCAACGGCACCAACTACAACACGGGCATGGCCTTGGATGCAAGAACCCTGCGCCGTGGTGCTGGCTTGGACCGCCCTTGGCCTTACGGATATGACCCCTATTGCAATAACTGTTGAACCCTATGGGCGCACACGCAAAAAACATTTTGAAACTACAAGCCTATGTCTTGGATAAAAATCAAGCAAGCACTCCTTGCGCTTGCAAATGCCCATCCCCAGGTAAACTCCTTCGGGACGGGCGACCCGCTTGCAATCGGAACGGACAACACGATAAACCTTCGCACCCCAAGCCGTGAGCGAATCGTCTATCCGCTCGTATTTGCGGATGTGCAGTCAGCGACTACTGACTTGGGTACTCTCAACCTTACTGTGGGGGTCTATTTTTCTGACAGAGTTGAATCCATTGCCACGATGGGTGGCGTGGTTTCGGGCAGTCCGACGCTGGGTTGGCAAGACAACGAAGACGAGGTTTTGAGCGACCAACTGCAAATCGCTCAGGACTTCATTTCAAGCCTTACAAACGACCCGACGCAAGAGTGGACCCTAAGTACCTCCGTATCGCTTACGAGGTTTGTAGAGAGCCGAGATGACCGCACGGCGGGGTGGGTGGCCACGATGTCGTTCCAACTGCCGTATTCGCACTCCGTTTGTGAAATTCCCTCCTAAAATACATTTACCCTAAAGCAGAAATATGCCAACTCCAATCTTACAACAAATGCTCGGACAGGGCGGTTCCATGCGATTCGTGGACGCTGCGGTATCGGGCCAAAACTTTGACTTCATCGTGGTGAATGCTGCCGCTACCTTTACGACCCTCACGGGTTCTGGAGGCGAAGACCTGCTGACCGCTTACGCTTTGAGCGGCAAGTCCGTGTCCGCTGGTATCGTCATCAGCGGCAGGAACGGCGGGAAGATTACTGCCGTCACTCCATCGGCAGGCAGCGTCATCGGATATACATTCCTCTAACCATGCTGATAGGCTACGGCTACGGCTACCCCCGCTCCATGGTGATGGGCAAGACCCCCGCAGAACTTGCGTGGGATGCCTTCAACGCCCGTGCTACGACCGACGGGGCAGCAGCGGCAGAAGCCGCCGTCAGCGGTTGCCTGCAAGCCCGATTCGCTTTGATATTCAATTTCTAATATGCCCACGCCTTCCTTATTGATAGTCCCCGCCCGATTCAAGACGGGGAAACTATACTCCCAAATCCCAACCAGCGGGGCAGGGGACTTCACCGTTACCCGCAACACGGCGGCACGGCGGTTTGATTCTGCGGGCTTGGTTGCATCCGTTGCATCGGGCATCCCCCGCTTGGACTACTACACCAGCGGCGGCGTGACGGGGTGTCCTGCGTTATTGGTGGAGCCTGCGGCGACGAATGCGTTGTCATACTCCGAGGAATTTGACAACGCTGCGTGGGGCAAAAGCGCAATGACGGTTTCAACGGGAACAACGGCTCTTTTTACTGCACCCGACGGAACCACAAATGCCGACAAGATTATTGCAACAAGCGGAAATATCGCTCATAATATTAATCGCTCAGGCATCGCAAGTGCCGCCTACACTTTTAGCGTGTTTGCAAAAGCAGGCGAAGAATCGGTCATAAGTTTGTGGTTGCGTGGGGCATCGGTTAGAGCGGAATTTAATTTAGTTAGCGGAACCGTCAGCAACATAACAACAACATCCGCAAGGATTGAGAATTACGGCAATGGATGGTATCGTTGCACGGTTTACGATTCTACCGCAGGAACTACCGCTCATGTTTACGGAAGAGGCGGTGCAGCATACGCAGGCAATGGTTCGGATGGTTTCTACCTATGGGGCGCACAACTTGAAACAGGCTCGGTGGCCACCTCCTACATCCCCACCACCACAGGAACGGGTAGCCGAAGCGCAGATGTCATCTCGGTAAGCGGAGCGGTCAGCGGGTCCATCGGGCAGACGGAGGGGACGATTTACATTGAATGCCAATCCGAATTTGCGACCAATGACATCATCGTTATAAACACCGCAGGGCAATCGCCTGGAATCAACTATTTGTCCATCACAAAGACGAATTTAAATAGATTTCAGGTGGGCGTACTTGCATCAGGTACATCGGTGTCATTCACCGAAACATCAGGAATCACATCGTTCGCTAAAATAGCCCTTGCATACGCAAGCGGGAACACCGCTTGTTTTATCAACGGCATTCAAGTTGGTACAACGAGTGCAACGGGTTTTTCGTTTAATGGCGCATTGAATAACATCCGATTCGTCGCCAACTTGGTAGCAGGCGCAAATATGACCCGCATCCGTGCCGTGGCCCTCTACACCACAAGGCTCACGAACGCAGAACTCGCAACGCTGACAACCCCCTAAGATGCCCACCTTCCGCAAGTTCGCCTTCCCCGACGCTGGAACCGCTGACAAGGCTTTGAAAGACCTGCAACCGCTGGACTTCGCCGTGCCGCTCGGACAC